ACCTGCAGGATCAGCGCATCCTGCACCCCGTCGCTTATATGTCGGATACGTTACATTTTTTGCAACCTGAGGACCTGGTGTGGCTATTCCTTGCCAACCCAGAACTCACCGACTTGTTAGCGACGGTCGTCCTGCCCATTGAGGTTAATGAGCAGATGAGGTCTTTACACCCTGAGATCTACAAGCTGGAATACTTTCCGGCTAGTCAGGGTGAGGGTAGTTTCGCCTACTACCCAGGCGGCCACGCGGGCTCTGGTTATGTCCACAAAACCAGTACCATGCAGTGGCTCCAAATCGGGAGGATCGAGTGCGGCCCCCTCTCTCTCACGGTGGACAAGGTGGAGACCTTGGCGGCGCACCACCTGCTGCACATCACGCGGCGGCGTGCGGATATGCCCTGTCGTTTCCTTTTCGAAACCTCGGAATACTCCAGAGTGCCGGAAATTTTCCACCCCGTGGGCTACAACGCGCAGCAGGCCTACCCTTCAAAGCTGTTGTACCAAATGGAGTACTATGTGAGGTCTGTGAAGACAGTGACCCTTCGGGATATCTCGGCGAAGATACGAAGTATCATCCCAACGAGTGAGCTGCCGCAACTGGACATGCGAGACATCACGTGCCTGGAGAACTACTTCTTCTACAAGGCAAAGCTGAGCCACCTGTGCGACGCTGAGACACTTGTGGACCAAGGCTGGATTGGTGGACTCCTTGTGCGCTTCAGGGCCAAGTTCCGGCCTATCCTCGAAAAGCTGTTTGGGAAATCCGACTACGCACAGCTGCTGGAGTTGTGCGAGTTAAAACGTGTGAGTTTCACCACCATCCCAAAAGTGGTGCGATTCCGACACTCCAACTTCTCTTTGAACCTGTCCGGCGGAAGGAAGCTACCGGGCCCTGGTGAATTTCCACCTAGGGCTCCCGCTGACTGGGGCTTCGACAATGATAGGAGTGATTGTAATAGCACGGCTAGCAGCGACAGTTCGGCGCCCTCCAGCACAGGCCCCGAAAGTCCAAGCGGCGGCGGCCCTGCAGGCGGGTCTGAATCGCCGGGCTCAGATGGTGGGAGTGACAAAGGCAATGGTGGTGACATCCGCAATACGCGTGGTGGTAGACCGCCCTTGCCGCCACTGAATATGGACGAACTCAAGAAAGAGATCTGGAAAGGAGAACTGCCAGCGCGGGAAGAGGTGCTGAGTGCAATGGGTGAACGTTATGACGCTGAGGAAAGGAAGATTCTGCTGGAATGCGGTTTCACGGACTTGGCTGTCCAACGTGGCCCCATGCCTTCACGTATAGCCGAGAAGAACGGAATCGCGCAGAACAGTGTTGTGGAGGGTCTTAAGCTTTGGGACATCCCGTGCATCTTCAAGAATCGCACGTGCCCGCAGGCGGTGGACTGGCCAGAGGAGACACCCGCTGCACTGGTGAGTGCGTTGGAGTCTGTGGGCCGACTGCCGCGCCAATACACCGTGGATCGAGACAGAGGTTCAGCCTTCTCTAGTAGCTGCAAGCATCGCCAGATCGGGCTTTTGATGAAGAAACAGACGGATGATGTGCTGCGCAGCATCGACAGTAGGACGGAATTCACGAAGATGAAACTACCGGTTGTGGTGATACACGGGGCAGGAGGTTCTGGTAAGTCGAGGGCACTGCAAAATGCGATTAGGTCCGACGCGCTGTCAAAGCACAACTACACGATAGTAGTGCCCACTCAAGAGCTGCGACAGGACTGGATAGCTAAGCTACCCATGATGAAACGCAATGTAGCCACCTTCGAACGCGCGATGTTGGAGGGAGCCAAGCCAATTGTGTTCTTCGACGATTATGGGAAACTCCCTGCGGGTTACATAGATTGCTGGTTGGCGACACACACATCCACCAAATTAGCCGTTTTGACTGCGGATGCACGCCAAAGCGTTTACCACTGTGACAACTCACAAGCAGCTATCCACGGTTTGACTGACAATGTTTCGGCTTTCGATAACTACTCCTCTTACTATCTGAACTGCACTCACAGAAACCCGCGCAATGTCGCAAATGCACTATTTGTGCACGCGAGTCGGGCGGACTTCGGTGCTGTTTCTGAGGGTCCCGCGATAAACGCCGGGCTGACTGTCCTCGTCCCGTCTAGGGCTAGCAAAGATGCTTTAAACGAGATGGGCCACGACTCGTACACGTTCGCGGGATGCCAAGGCCTCACCAAACCGGGGATTAATGTGGTGCTAGATCACAGTGCCCCATTCTGCAGCGACCAAGTGATGTACACGGCACTTTCGCGTACGACATCTGATATCCACTTTGTGAACGCCTGGGGCGAGGGTGAAGGTGCTGAGACTAAGCGTAATTGCACGCCGTACATCAACGCCATCATAACGCACCGACGGGAGCAAGAAGTGGACGAAAACCTAGAACAGCCCGCACCTGTGACTATGGCAGAGGAGCATAGGATTAAAACCCACTGCGCCGTTGTCAATCCGGATGCGCTCGTTGAGAATCTCGCCAGCACGATTGCAGACAAGTACGAACGTGAAATGTGGGATGCGGAACGCGGTGCTTACACTAATGTCTTCCAAACTGAGGATCCTATTGTGCAAGCGATGGCTCACCAACAAGCAAGGGACGAGGTGCTTTTCCAAGCTACAATAGACGCACGCTTGCAGATTTCCTCTTCACAAGCCAATGAAGCTGAGGTAGCCGCGACGACCAAGCTGGGAGACTTACTTTTTGAGGCTTACTACAAGCGCATGGGTTTGACTGGCACTTCGATGCCCTTCGAGTCTGACCTGTGGGCAGAGTGTGAGGCGGAAGTAGAACGGACTTACTTGTCAAAGCCTCAATCCGCTCTGGAAAACGGGGAAGACAGGCAGTCGCCCGATATGGAGCCCAACTGCATCGCGTTATTCCTCAAGTCACAATGGGTTAAGAAGGAAGAGAAGCTGGGCAAGCCCGCCAAAGCTGGCCAGACCATCGCTGCTTTTCGCCAAGACGTGGTTATGAAGTTTGGAGTTGCTGCGAGGTATATGCGTCGGATGCGAGAGCGTACGCAACCTAAGAACCTGTTCATCATGTGTGAGAAAACACCAGAGGATATGTCTAGTTTCGTAAGGGAAAATTGGAACTTCAACCGTGATAACTATGAGAGTGATTACACGCAGTACGACCAGTCGCAAGATGGATGCTTCTTAAACTTCGAGCTGCGAAAGATGCGGTACTACGAGTTGCCCGATGACTGTGTGCTTGCTTACAAGTGGATTAAATGCCATGCGAGGGTGTTTTGCGGAGAATTGAGCATCATGCGCCTGAGCGGGGAGGGGCCTACCTTCGACGCGAATACTGAGTGCGGAATAGCTTATGACTCCTTGAAGTTCGACATCCCTGAGGATGTGACAGCCCTGTACGCCGGCGACGATTTAGCGAGAGATAAAGTCTGCCCAGAACGCAAGTGCTGGTCAATCCTGGGTCCACAGTTCAAACTGATTGCTAAACCCGTGATCACACGCAGACCACAATTTTGCGGCTGGCGCTTAACGAAGTATGGGGTGATTAAATCACCGCTCAAGCTCTGGGCAGGACTCCAACTAGCTGATCGCCGCGGACAGATGGAGGATGTGGCACGGAGTTATGGCATAGACTACAAGTACGCTTTCGACTTGGGGGATAAGATTTACGAGGTCTTCGATGAAGAGGACATGGAATATCACACCGCTTCTACCAGGATGTTGGTGAGACACGGTTACGGCATATCCACCGGTGATCACACACCCGCGTACCACGTTAGGTCTGATTCAAAGTTGTCCACCGGTTTAAGGAGCGAGACGAAAGCGGCGATCATGGGGGATGAGTTGAGCGAGGCTGACAATGCCATTCTACGCATCATGAACGAGGAAACGGCGGGTTCCCTCACCTCACCTAGGTCAAACTAGGTACACTCACATTGTGAGCTATTTGTTGCATTATGTTTATTACTCTGTCTATAATTATTCGTCATGTCCAGACAGTCAGGGAGACTCACCTACCATCCACCTGTCAAACCAGATGGCGTGCAGTTTGACGGTAATCGCATGCCATACGAGGACCTAGAACGCACCTACTGGAATGCTCGTTGGGGTTCCTTCCGACCGAAGATCATTAGAGAACGGGCTTACTATGCGGCCATCGTGGAAGCGGATGGCTGGATCGCCCTGCAATTCGACATTGGTCTGTCGGGTGGCGACCGCGGAAGTACATGGCTCAAGATTTCAGGTGAATACTCGGATGACGAAGCAACTCTGAAGCGACTCAGCGCCGAACTACGTTACCTCACATTCACTACGACTCAGGAAGTCACACTGGCCACGCCCGGGGTCTGCTACTTGGGTGGAAAGCAACTCTGGATACCAATCTCATCTTTCCTGTTGGACGGCTGGACGTGCTTTGGGCTTTGTCCTGTTAATGCTGATAGCTACTCCGCGTGGAATGTGTATGCTTGCAAAGGGAGCACTCTTAGGCGCTACCGGTGCGTTGTGAACGAGAGTACCACGATGTCATCCGATCCGAGTTGGCAAGGGTGTCACCTTGTACACCCATGCCAATATGGCACTCTCGGACAAGGCGCACCACCTGCGCAGCTCCCTCCATCTCTGCCACCACCGGCGAGTACGGGAACTAGTGACTGGACCAAACCAGGCTTGAGAGACATCATTGGTGAACCACCTCGTTGCACAACGACGTGCACTTTTGAGATAATCAAGGTCACTGGCACGGCACTCCGCTTTCACGGCAGAGGAGTCTGCACAGGCTTCGGTAGTGCGCGATCAGTCAGACACCTGCACATTGAGTTCTCACTAGACACACCTAGAATGCTAAACTTGAGTTGGGGCACCAAATACAGCTTGCAGAATACCGTTGTCGCACCTTTAGATTGCAATTTGCCCATGAAGTGGATCAGCATTCCCACAGCGATACACTTCTTACTTCCAGACAAAGCCTTAATAGCGAAGTCTTGGGGTAGTTGTTAAGTTGAAACTGTGTGCATAAGAAGATGAGTGACGGAACGACGACACCAGCTGGAGATGCGAAGCGTACGAAGCTCGAGAAGATGCTAGCAGATTTGGACGCAGGAGAAGTGGCTGCTGTCACGGCAGAGATTGTCACTAATAATGTGGCATCACCAGACGAGGTGCTCAAGATTTTGGAGGACTTCCAGAAGGAATACCCGGCGGTCAAGAATGTTGGCAAGTATGTCACCGCCTTTTGTTTGGCCTGTGCTGACCAAAGCTGCAGTGCATATGTGGCTATTGTAGGTGCCGAGCAGAGCACTGATTTCTCGGCCTTAGTGACGATCATTCGCGAGACGTGCACATTGCGGCAGTTCTGCATGTACTACGCTAAGTGGACGTGGAATGTGATGCTCAGCAATAACAGACCACCAGTGTCTTGGGCCGCACGGGGTTACCGCGAGGACGTGAGGTTTGCGGCCTTTGATTTCTTTACGGGAGTGACGGCCAATGCCGCCCTCAAGCCACCCGGGGGTCTCAAGAGACCACCCACGCAGGCGGAAGTGCTGGCGCATAATGCCAACCGGGAGATCGCAATCCAACTATCGAGGGCGCGCGACATCCACACCACCAACGGCATAATGGCGCTGCGCGATCAGCAGGATGGTGCGGGCAAGGTCCCACAACTGCAGATGTGAC